CCTCCCCTCAAAAAAAAACCACCCCATCCACCCTGGGTCACCCACCCTGGTGAGTTGGGGGCTGGGCTAAAGCCCAGAGCCCCACCCCACTCACCAAGGTGTGCTCCGTAGACCCTGGCGACGGTACCAACCCCCCGTCGTTTTGACCGACCAACCCACCTTCTCACCAGGGTGCCTCGTCACCAGGGCTGGTTTGTGTTGCGTGTGTGTTGTGATACGTTTTTCGACAACGTAATCCAATCAGGAAAGGACACACCCTGATGTCTGCATATGGCCCGTACAAGATTCGCAAGAGTCGCAACAACCGCCAGATCACCTATTCCGTTGGCCTGCCTGTCGAGATTGGGCAGCCGCTTGCTGGGCAGAGGTTCATGGTTGAGGTGACTGACGAGGGCATTTTGTTCCGCCCGGCACCCCTTCACACTGACCCGGAGGAGAATGTTGTCGAGGACCCTAACGCAGCGCACCTCGCAACGCTTTTCCAGGTCTCACCGTGAAGTTTCTTTTCACGGCGTTCTGCGCCCTGTTCTTCGTGTACGGTATCTACCTTGCTGTGGTTGTAATCACACCAGCATTTCTCCGTACTGTCCTGTAGTCTAGGTTAGGATGTAACTATATGAGTATCCTCCGTATGTCAGTTGCAGTGCTCGCTGGTGTAACTTGTGTTTCAGTTGCACCAGCGGCACTCGCTGCTGAAAAGCGTCGCCCCTGCTACAAGCACACAGCAGAGACGAAGGTGACGAAGAAGCAGTGCCTCCGTGCTTATAAGCGTTCGCGCGAGGCCTGGCCTGTGAACCCGACAGAGGCAGAGATTAAGAAGCGTGTCGGGAGTTACCACTGGGCAAAGGCAGCAAGGGTTGCGAATTGCGAGACGGGTGGCACCCGTGGGGCGTCACGCTACCGCGGCAACCTGCACTGGTACCCGAACGGCACCTACCAGGGGCCACTCGGCATGTACCGCCAGACTGCAGCATACGGCAAGAGGGTGACAGGTTACTATTCACCAGACACCTGGCAGGAGTGGGTTGCGGTGGCAGTTGCCTCTCACCCAATCACCCGTGGGTGGTCAGGTTGGGGGTGCCGTGGCGCCTAACCGTAATCGTTCAGGGTGGCCTGTACGCGACTGCCCTGTATGCAACAAGACATTCCGCAAGGCACCGACCTACGCAACGTGCGGTCACCCCATCTGTGTCAAAGAAAACCGCAACGGGAAAAAGAAGGTCGCCCGGGAGCGGCGGGAAGGTCTTCCAACCTGGGAGCCTCCTAACAACATGGCACCGGATGAGAAGGTGCGGGCGCAGGTCCGCAGGAACCTTGATAGAATTCGTATTGACGAACTTCCCGACAGGGTTGTGTCAAGAGCAATTCAGATTGTGGCGATGAAGTCAGGTGTCACAATCGCAGAGGCATATGAGATCTGGAAATCAACGCGAAAGGAATACCAGAGTGCCTGACGACAGAAACTGCTGCCCCTACTGTCACATGCCGAACAAGGACGGGTTCCCTTGTTTCGGGTGTGAGGACGCACTTGAGATGGTGGGTCCGGAGTTTGAGGAGGCCCCCAGTGCATAAGCAACTGCAGTTGCCAGGCCTTGAGGACGAGGCTATCCCGATGGATGTATGGTCCCGCAAACTTGAGCGTGACTCTCTTAAGGCTGTAGGTTCACAGCTGGGTGCAAAGAATTGGGAGAGTGTTATGCTTCGCCCTAACTACCAGGAGTCAGGTAAGTGGGCAGTTGTTTTTCGTCCTCACCTTGAGGAGTTCATCGAGAGGGTGAACCTCTACATGGACAGGACGGAGGCGACTATCCGGGCGACTTCGGATTCTTGAGGAACCCCTCGAGCGCTTTTGTTGCGGAGGAGATAGCGACGTGCTCCATCTGTCGCATCTCCTCCGCACTCAAGTGCTTGACGTCTTCTGGATTGAGGGGCACTAGTAGGACGAAGAACTCAAAGAAGGGAAACTCCTTCTTGAGTTTCATTCCAGCGTCTGAGAGGATGCCGTCAATCTTGCTGGTGTCCAAGGTCTTTCACCTCAAGTCGCTTGTAGGTCTTCGCCCGTCCGTCCCCGTTGTCAATCTCCTGGACGAACTTCTCACGGACTAGTCTATCAAGGTGTGACCGGACAGTAGAATCTGACAGATCTGTCTCTGTCATAATCTTCTTCCTTGTGTCATGCCCGTCCTCGACAGCCTGGAGGATAGCGTCACGATTCTTAGCGCCGGCGAGGTGAGTCAGGTTGTTCACCTGAACCTGCATCTCGGAGGCGTCAATCGTGAAGTTACCCTCCTCCTTCGGAATCGAGACCTTCGCCTCGAATGACTCCCCCGTACCGAGGTAGTTAGGAATGTCTCTTCCGTCATAGGCAACGCGCAGAGTGTCATCTTCGACTGGGTGCTTTTGGCAGAATATGCCAAGGTCCACCTCACCAGCGTGACGGGACGACCCACGCACACTCTCCCACGTCAGCCTGTCTGTCTTGTTGGCATGGTGGATGACTATCACGACGAGTTCAGGTAGTGCCTGCTGCAACCTGAACACCTCATCCCAGACGACACCAGTTTCGTTGGAGTCGTTCTCGTTCACACCTGGCATCATGCGCTGGAGTGGGTCGAAGAACACGACCTGAACAGCCTCGTCACGGCACACAGCAATTAGGGTGTCAATCGTTGAGGTGTCTGTGAACTTGATTCCCTGGCGATGGAAGGTTGTGAAGTTTTCCCTGTCACCATTGGTAAGGCCCATCTTAGTTGTTCGCCTAGCCCACGCTGCCTTTGACCCCTCCTCTTGCACAAAAAGAACCTTGACCTTCTTCTGCGCCACCCACTCCGCTCTGTTCAGGAAGCGTGAACCAGATGCAAGAGAACGGGCGAGGTCAAGTGCGAGCCAGGTCTTGTATGACTTCTGAGGTCCAGAAATCAGAACCTTGTCGCCAGGAGACAGGAGGTCAGTTAGAATCCAGTCGACCTCTTCTTCCGCTGCCTTTTCCAACTCCTCGTAGGTGAGGATTGGGTAGCGGGCCTTGACTCTTTCTGTTGCTGTCTCGACTACACGGTTAAACTCACTCGGGTTGCAATTGCAATACCGCCAGAGGAAGTTAAGGTCGTTCCCACCCTCGAACGGGTCAAGGATCTTCTCGAGGTGGACTGTGTTGCAGGTCAGGCCAGCATCCACAATCTGCTTCTCGAGTGCTTTTGAGAATTCCTTCCCTGACTTGTCCCAGTCAGCACAGACAGTCACTTCCTCAACACCGCGTGCAGCAAACACCTCAGCCCACGTCTCAGGAAGTTCAGTTCCTGCGCCCTTAGTCACAGCAAACGCTGTGTGCCCTGCAGCAGTTGCTGTGCCGCAGTCGGACTCACCTTCCGTAATCCAGACATGCTTTGGAAGTTGCGAGGAAGGCATGGGCCACATTGGGGGCGCATCTGCGCCCTTCGGTGTCCACAAAATCTCCTTCGGGGGCTTCCGGATCTTGAGAACCTTTCTGTCCTCGAAGGTGAAAGCGACCCCATCCTTGTATGCAGCGCAGCCCAGGTCCTCCCAGATTGTTCTGGACACTCCTGTGCGCTCTGCCCACCAATCAAGACCGTCTCCTGAGGAGGACGGTTGCTTTGGTGTCTCGTCTTCCCATGGGTTCTCCTGAGAAGACATATCTGAGTTGTATGAGTTGACTCCTGACTCGAGAGCCTCAACCACTTGCGGGAGCGTTGCCCCACAATGCCTTGAGTGGCACTTGATTAGGATAGTGCCAGCGTCGTCGGTGATTGACAAACCCTTCATCGAAGACCCGAAGTCATCGTGGCAGGGGCAATAAGCATTCCACTTATCCCCCATGCCCTCGACGCCCTCGAGCCTGTCAAGGAACCACCCTAGGTCATGTTTTGCCACCTGTCTCCTTGTGCCCGTTGCCTGAGGTCGTGCATCATAACGGGAACCTGTCAAGCCGAACAAGTCATGGTTGTAGGTCCGTTGTTGCGGTCGATAATGTACGCACACGGCATACAACATAGGAGGCACGGCACAATGCCCCGCGTAGTTATTTCCGAGAGTGTCAGTTTCGAGACTGACGACAAGCGAGCTCAGTACGCAAGGCTCGTTGTTTACAACCACGGCATCAAGTGTGGTTACTACAAGAAGGACATTACCCCGACCAGCGTTTCCGCCGCTAACCTTAAGCGCGCGTGGGAGGACCTCGTCAAGGGTAACTACCTCGAAGGCGCCGAAGGTATCAAGTATATCCAGAGCATGACCAAGCACGGCGCCGAGCATTCAGAGGTTGCGCGTCGTGGACTTACAAAGTCATACGCGCAGGAGGTTCGCCCCTTCATTCGCAAGGGTCTCCTGTCTCCCACTTTCGGTAGGCGCCGCAAGGAGCCTGCCAAGGTCGAGGTTCAGGACACGCCGAAGAAGAAGGCGCCCGCCCGTAAGGCGAAGCCTCGCGCCAAGTCGACCAAGATTGCGGAGGCGCGCATCAAGCATGAGCAGAGTCGTGTCTGATGCAGACCTTTCTTCCTGAACCCAGTTTTGCAGACAGCGCCTCTGTCCTAGACGACAAGCGCCTTGGCAAGCAGCGTGTGGAGGCAAAGCAGATTTACCTCTCACTCACTGACCCTAACTACGGTTGGAAGCAGCACCCTGCTGTCAAGATGTGGCGCGGGCATGAAGGTTCGCTCTTGTGGTATGGCCAAATCATGTGCGTAGAGTGGCGCATCCGGGGTCACGAGGACTCACTCTACACCTACTTCCACGACGCCATCGACAACGGGCCCCTCGCCCACAACGACACTCTCCCACCGTGGGTGGGCGACAGTCGTTTTCACCTCGCGCATCGCTCCAACCTGATGCGTAAGGACCCCATCCACTACTCCCAGTATTACGCTGGGGTTCCCAACGACCTGCCCTATTTCTGGCCGACAAAGGAGGCCGACTATGAGCACTACTTCCTCGCAGCCTAAGTACCCAGACATTCGCGTTCTGGTGAACCTCGACGGCCCAGAAGGCAACGCCTTCTCTATCCTTGGTTGCATCCAGCGCGAGCTCAAGCGCGCCGGAGTGAGCAAGGATGAGCGAGATGAGTTCATCAACTCCGCAACGTCAGGCGACTACGACCACCTTCTCTCCGTGTGCGGTGAGTGGGTCACGTTTGGTACTTACTAGTGTCTGGCCCGATGCCTATGCCAGCGCGTGAGAGGTATTACCCTGGCACGAAGTGGACGGTCAGGAGTGACTACTTCGAGGTTCCGCAGGAACTGCGAGGTCGTCAGGTCGTCCTGTTCACAGAGATTTTGAGCGAACCTCCACTTGTAGAAGGCGGTGTGGGTATCCTTTACACCTACGCTTACTTCGACGGTGAGAGTCCTGCAGAGAATCTCATCAGGATTGACGACCTTTGCTGGCTTGAGTAGTTGCTTGTTTTCCCTGCAAAACCGACTATTATGTGTGGTAACGCAATCAACCAATACCTGGAGGTATTGAGATGGGACACAACCTTTTCGGTGAGCGCTTCGCTGACGCTCGCAAGCCTGCCTGGCATGGCCTGGGTCAGGTTCTTAACGAGGACCTTTCGGCGACAGAGGCACTTGACCGCATTGGCGGTTACGAGGTCAAGCTCGCTCCGGCAACTGCTGGCGGCGTAGACCTCAACAGGAACGCTATCCTCCGTAGCCCGACGCCCGAGGATCCTGAGACTCGTGTGTTCGGCGTTGTGGGTGAGAAGTACACTCTCCTCACCCCGCAGGACATCTGCTCCATCTATGACGAGCAGGTTTCCAAGCCTATCGAGACCATCGGTGCGCTTGGCGCAGGTGAGACGTTCTTCCTCTCGACCCAGCTGCCTACGCTGGATGTCAAGGGTGACGAGATGGAAAACTACCTCCTTATCTCGAATCCCATGACCGGACTCATGTCTGCCGAGATCCGCGTCACGCCGGTGCGCGTCGTGTGTCAGAACACTCTGATTGCCTCTGACCGCATGGCGACCCAGAAGCTCAAGATTGTCCACGACAAGACTGCCAAGCAGCGTATGGCAGAGTGGCTGCGTGAGACCTACAGCGTCGCAGAGACGACTGCGAAGGTTCTCAAGGATCTGTTCGAGGTCATGGCCTCGACCAAGATTAAGAGCGCAGACGCTGACCAGCTGTTCGAGGCTTCCTACCCGAAGCCTCCGGAGCCCAAGAAGAACGCCACGGACAAGATCTACGAGCAGCGCGTCAAGTGGTGGGATGAGAACGTCAAGCTGGTTGAGCGGCGTCGTGAGGGTGCGAAGACGCTGTTTGAGGGTATGGGCACCGGCATGGACACCAAGGCGGCGAAGGGTACGCTTTGGGGCGCCTACAACGCCGTTGTCGAGACCGAGGACTACAGGCGCGGTCGCGGAGACGACCAGGTGGGTGCGTCTGCTGTGTTCGGCGAGCGGGCCGCTACCAAGAAGCGCGCTTTCTCCTACGCGACTGACCTGGTCGCATCCTAGTTCACAGAAGGGGTGGGTGATGGGAGAGTCCTGTCACCCACCCTTTCCGTATTTCTGGAGGTAACATGCCACCACAGGGCAACATTGTTCAGAGAACGCTCAAAGGTGAGAAGAAGCCCAAGCCTGAGTTTCATGCGTGGGTTGAGGACCGTTTTATCTACTACACCCCAACCTCCACAGCGAACGAGGTTCGTGAGTGGGAAGGTGTCAGGTGGGATGGTCAGAAGAATGCCTGGCGTGTCCCCAAACTGACGCGCCTTGCCAAGAAGATTATTGAGTCAGATGAGAAGGCAAAGGTGTCCGCAGACGTCCTTGCCCTCTCTATGAAGGGGTGGGAATGTAGTGACAGCGAGTGTGAAAAGTGCATCGAGGCTGCACAAAAGCATCCGATGTTCTCCAGCCTGTACGCTTTCCAGCAACTCGCTGTCCTTTCCATGATAGCAAGACCACACCACGGTTTGATGCTCGCCCTGTCACCTGGGTTGGGCAAGACGCCAACTTCTATTGTTGGCGCAGAGTTGTGGTCAGAGATGCATGGCGAGAGTGGCAAGATTCTTGTCGTCTCCCCTTTGCCTCTTATCTACAACTGGCAGCGTGAGTTGCAGAAGTGGTCGTCCAGGTATTTCGAGGTTGAGATGCAGCACAAGGGCGACCCAACTGACGACACAGAGAGTCGCTGGACTGTCACCAACTATGACACCATCATGGAGCGTGTCCAGGACCAGACGACGAAGAGGTGGTCAGCGAGTGGCAACCTTAAGCCTTCCTACGACCTCGAGTGGGATGTTGTCATCTTTGACGAGAGCGTTCTGCTCAAGAATCGCAAGGCAAAGAGGACACGGGTTGCACGCACCCTAGGTCGGGTAGCGAAAAAGGTGGTTCACCTCTCTGGTGCCCCCATCGTCAAGGACAACTCTGACATCTGGTCACAGTTTACTATCCTTGAGCCTGACTACTTCACCTCTTTCTGGGACTTCGCTAACGAGTTCTGTGTGGTGGTTCGCACGGCCTGGTCGAATGGTCAGATCGAGGGGTCACGCAGAGGCAAGTCAGTCAGAGATGAGTTCTCGGACATCATGTTCGTCCGTAACCAAGAGCAGGTGCTTCCGGACCTGCCTGACTACATTTACCAGGATGTCGAGCTACCGCTCACGCGCAAGCAGCAGAAGGCTCACGACGATATGCTCGACACCTGGCTGCACGAGTTGGAGGTCAATCGTGACAAGCGCGTAGAGGCGACAGCAGTTATCGCCATGCTTGTCAGGTTGCAGCAGATCACCTCTAACCTCTACAACCTGCGAACTACGGGTCACGAGTGGCCTGATGAGTCAAGCAAGTCTGACTTCATGGAACACCTGCTCGGCGAAACAGGTTCGGTAGGTTGGCCCGTCCTCATCTGGACACACCAGAGGCCAGCAGCAAAGGCTCTGTACGACAGGCTGCAAAAGCACGCTGCTGGCAAGAGCAAGTTTAAGACAGAGTCACACCTGTACGGTAAGCGCATCGAGCTTGTCTACGGGGGCATGGGTACCAAGGGCGACGAGATTCTCGAGGCCTACAAGGCAGGCGAGGTGGACGTCCTCATCCTGGGTATCCAGGTTGGCAAGTACGGGCACACCTTGGTCAATACCAAGACAGTCGTCTACTACGAGAAGACCTGGGACTCCGACGCCTTCACGCAGTCACTCCATCGCGTGAGGCGCAACGGCCTTAAGCACAAGCCTGTCCTTATCTCACTCCGTTGTCGTAACACAATTGACGACTTCGTAGAGATGAACCTTGCTGGCAAGTTGCCTAGCATCGCAGACCTGACAGGCGCAGACCTTGCCAAGTTGCTTCGTGCGCTGGGCGAGGACCACCTTGACGACGACAACGCATGAGACACGATTTACGAGGTCCCCTTGCCCGTACCATATCGTTGCACGGTCGCGGGTGAGGGCGCCTCGTATATCGCGTCTCACGCATCCTCATAAGGAGAGTAGAATGCAACTGCATACTGTAGATGTCGAACCAATGACCCTTGAGGAGTATTTTAACCAGGGGTTGTTTTACTTTTCAGAGTCACAGCAAGAGGCATACGAGATTGCTAGGATGCCTTACCCTTATGTTGTGAACGCAGCAAGAAAGTTGGTTAAGGACTACGGAGAAGAATTCACAGGCACAACCCTTTACCACGCTCTCGCGCGAAAGGCTTGTCCTGGGGCCCACCAGATAATTTCTCTCCTCAACAGCGGCATCAAGATTGGTTACTGGCTTGGTGCACCTGACGCGAGAAAAAAGCGAACAGTCAGAGCACTCGCTATAAAGGCCGCTAATACTCTTGACCTTGTTCTCAAGTTCGAGCATGACGAGAAGAGTGCTATCCTCTGGTTCTGGGCTGAGGACGTACCTCCTATCACGTTCCGCGAGAAGTAATGTATGATGCGTAGGCCCAGGGGTGGAGATGTGTGGGGGCGCTGTGTGCCCGGCGCTCAAACTTCCTCACTTGGTTGGCGTTGGCCAAGTTCCATTCCATGGCGCCCCTGGGCACTATAACACCAACGTAAGGGCACGAGGACGCTATACACAATGGCTACAAGAATTATTGCACTAGACCTAGGACTTACCACAGGTTACGCCGTTTTGGACATGGGCAACAACCTTCACGGGCACGGAGTGTTTACAGAAGAAGATCTTGATACTGGCATTGTTCTTCTTCTTTCTAAGTACACTCCAACCTATACAGTTTGTGAGAGGCCTGTTGTTTTCAGAGGTGAGTTGGGTGACAAGTTGCAGAAAGTCATCTTGACTGCTGACAGGCTCCTGTCACCTTTTGGCACGAACAAGTGGATTGGCCCAGACGTCTGGAAACCAACACCGCATGGTCGGGCAGAAGTTCCGAAGAAGATTACTGCACATGAAAGGGATGCAATCAGGATGGGACTGTGGTTTGTCTCCTGGCTCAAGAGAAGTTGAGACGGCGCGAGATTTCCTGATACGTTTTTGATATGGGCACATTTCACACTACAGTTACAGAGCGTAACTCTTTCCGTACATGCCGGCGTGCCTGGCACCTCGGCACAGTAGAACGCCTTGCCCCTCGGCAAGGTAGGCAGTGGTACTTTATGTTCGGAGACATGGTTCACGCAGCTCTTGAGACGTACTACAAGAGTGACCGTGACATTGGTCACGCCATAGAGACACTCAAGGATCACTGGGAAACCTTTGACGCTGAGATTCGTGAGTCAGAGTTTTCACCAGAGGTTGGCGAGGAGTGGTACGCGGAGTATGAGAAGGCATCGCAGATGCTTCTCTACTACGACAGGTACGACAAGGCTCACCCTTTCTTCGACAAGGTGCTGGACATGAGCATCGAGGAGAGGTCGTACATTCCGATCCTCGACCCAAAGGGTAACGAGACAGGCGGGTACCTGTCAGGTCGAATAGATATGGTTGTAGAGCGTGAGGATGGGGTGTGGGTGGTTGACCACAAGACCTTGTCCGCGCCTCCGTCAGACAGCGCACTTGATATTGACGACCAGATCACAGGTTACTGCTACATCTATTACCGCATGACTGGAGTCATACCCCGTGGGGGTATGTATAACGTCCTTATCAAGGACCCTCCCAAGCCTCCTCGCGTGCTCAAGAACGGGTCGCTGTCGAAGGACAAGAGTCAGCGCACGACCTACGACCTTTACTGCATTGCTCTTGAGGAGCATGGCCTCGTTGGCAACATCGAGGAGTATACAGAGATTCTTGACTATCTCGCTGAAAAGGGTTGGTCGCAGTTTTACCTCCGTATGCAGTCGGAGAGAAACATCGAGCAACTCGCTGAGTTCGAGAAGCACTTGTTCCATGAGTACGCAGACATGGACGAGGCGCTCCAATTTCCGGAGCAGTTGTATCCGAACCCATCCCAGTACACTTGCCCTAGGTGTCAATACCTTCCAATCTGCAAAGCGATGGAAGAGGGCAGCGACGCGGACTTCATTAAGAACAATGCGTTTCAGGTACTGGAGCCACGACACACACTTCCAGAGGAGTTGGCATAATGCCAAAGAGTGCAGCACAGGCTGCTAGTGAGAGTGCATCGAAGAAGAAGATTAAGGCACTCATCTACGGTCCCCCGAAGCACGGCAAGACAAGGTTTCTGGGCACAGCAGTTTTGGACCCACGAACAAAGCCAATCGCCATCCTCGACTTCGAAGGTGGCGTCCTGGACGTCCTTGACGGACTCCCAGGTGGGCCCAACGGTCCAGATTGGTACCACATCCCCATCACGTCCTGGGAAGACTTTAACGAGGCCTATGAGCGCCTTCTGCAGAACGAGGAAGGCTTTAAGGCTGTCGCAATTGACTCCCTGTCTGAGGTTCACGTTTTCGCTCTGATGAATCTTCTTGACGATAAGAGCATCCGGCGTGACTCGAAGGACAAGGACCTTATCCACCAGCAGGACTACGGCAAGGCGATGGTGCAGATGCGAAGGCTCACGAGGTCTTTCCGTGACCTGCCCCTGCACGTTTTCTACACCGCCCACCACAAGGAAGAGATTGACAGCAAGGAGGGCATGGTTAAGATGGTTAACCTGTCCGGTAAGCTTGCTACTGAGATTCCCGGCATGATGTCTCTTGTCGGGTACCTTGCCCTCGCCCAGAATGACGAGGGCAAGACCTACAGGACTTTGCTTATTCAGAACTACGCAAAGATCCGCACAGGTGTCCGTACTGCATGGGGTGTTGAGGCTCCTGACGAGATAGAGGACCCAACGGTTACCTCTGTCCTTGACGCCCTGCACTACGAGTAATCCACGATTGGTAAGGAGACTAGAAGTGGGACGAGTTAAGATTGACTTCTCTGACGTTCAGGACTTCGACGTTCTGGATGAGGGTGAGTACCCGGTTGTTATTTCTAAGGCCGAGTTTAAGCCCGCCCGCGAGGAGGGCAAGTTCCCGTATATCAACCTCGAATTGGATCTCACGGAGGAGCCCAACAAGGGGCGCAAGCTGTGGATGATCCTGTCTTTCTCGCCAAAGGCACTCTGGCGCATGAAGGACGTTTTCGAGAACCTCGGCATCTACGACGACTCTCTTGAGGTCGACTACGATGAAGAGAGCATGCTTGTCACGCAGCCGGAACTCGCAGGACTTCCTGGCGTCGCAGTTGTCACCCACCGCGAGTGGGAGGGCAAGACCCAGACCCAGGTAGACGCGCTGATTTCCTCTGACGACAAGCCTGGCAAGAAGGTTCCGTCCGGCAACAAGAGGAAGTTTCAGTAATGACTACGAATTGGGATGACAAGTTCCTGAACAGCGATATGCCTACCCCTTCGGGTGACAAGTCTGGTTTCACGGCACTTGGTCATGCTGGTTCTGACTCATACGCTGGCCTTGAGACATTCCCTAACCCGGGGTGTCTCTCGGTCGCGTATGAGTCGGACGAGGTGACTGCTGTGTGCCCTGTGACTGGGCAGCCTGATTTTTACGGAGTGCAGGTTAGCCTGTTTCGGACAGATCTGCTTGTTGAGAGCAAGTCGCTTAAGATTTGGTTCCGCGACCTGCACAACAAGGGTATCTTTTGTGAAGGCCTTGCTGTCCACATCAGGGACGCGATTGCTAACGCTGTTGGCCTTGACGAGGACGAGAGGCATGAGCAGATTCAGGTCACGCTGACCCAGAAGTCTCGTGGCGGAATTTCTATCACCTCTATTGCGTGATGAGTACCCAGATTACACGCAGGGTGCGTTTTGAGGCAGCACACTTTCTGCCTGACCACCCGAGCAAGTGCTCTCGTATCCATGGGCATTCCTGGCAGGCGTGGATCTTCCTTGAGGGGAAGGTCCACGAGTCAGGCCCAGACAAGGGACTGATTGTGGATATGGGGGATGTTGGTCGTTACTTCTCTGAACACCTCGAGGAGCATCTTGACCACCAACTCCTGAATGACACTCTGCCTAGCGATTACCTGCCACCGACAACTGAGAATGTCGCCAGGTATCTGTATGACAGGTTTAAGAATGTCTTTCCGCAGGTAGTTAGTGTCCAGGTGCGTGAGACAGAAAACCAAGAGGCAATCTACAATGGGTGACAGCACGCTGAGAGTAACAGAGTTGTTCGGCCCAACTGTGCAAGGTGAGGGTAGGTTTGCAGGTGTCCCTTCTTACTTCGTCCGCTTTGCTGGTTGCGACCTTCGCTGTTCTTGGTGCGACAGTCCTCATTCTGTCTTGCCGGAGTTGTTTAAGGACACAGCAGAGTCCTTGACGGCAGAGCAGATTTCGGACAGGATTTCTCTTTTGCCTGCTGGGCCTGAATGGGTTGTCCTGACTGGGGGCAACCCAGCGCTGTGGAATATGTCTGAGCTCATCCACAGATTACATTCTGCTAACCTCAAGGTCATGGTTGAGACACAGGGGACGGTGTGGAAGGATTGGTTCTACTCCGTAGATGACCTGTGCCTCTCTCCGAAGCCTCCGTCGTCAGGTAACACCGTGACTGTGGAGATGTTTAAGGAGTTTCTCAGTAAGAGGTGGACGCAGAACGAGTCTCACTACCTCACCTTTTTTCAGAGAGCATATCTCAAGGTAGTTGTCTTTGACGATACTGACTATGAGTATGCTGTGGAGATGCACCAGAAGTTTCCAAAGTTTGACTTCTACCTGTCAGGTGGTACCTTTTCTCCGTACCTGCAAACTGTCTCTAACCCGCACCCAGCAGATCATGCTCCTGCGAGTGAGGACCTTGCTGTGACGCGGAAGAATGTCAGTAACAGGTACAGGTACATCGCTGAAAAGGTTGCAGGAGATCCCAGGATGAGGGACGTGAAGGTGCTCCCACAACTCCACGTCCTCGCATGGGGAAACGAAAGGGGTAGATAGTGGGCATGAAGAAAGAAGATTGCAGCGACAAGGTTTTCTTCGCTGCATCAGACCTTCTGCTTTCTCTTGGCGTGGACCTCACGGATGAGAACTACCGTGAGACGCCAGCGCGATTTGGGTCCTATCTGGAGGCAGCGTTCTCCTACGATATCTCCAAGGACCTCGAGAAGTGGAAGAAGTCGGTGTTCCCAACTGAGTACGCCGGCATGGTCACGCAGACAGGGGTGAACGGGTACAGC